GTACGCGCTTGGCATCTCCGCCACGAGAACTCCTACATTTAGTAGTCGTCCTGTTGCCGCGAGATGAGCGGTTTGCTGATCGTTCGCTAGGGTTTGTAATGCTAGCTGTAGCCTGGACACATGTTTGTTGTGTGCCTGTATTGCTTGCTTCTGGTTGCTGTTCATTTTGCTGTTTGTTTTCTTCTTGATGGGCGTCTGTACCAACCAGTTCACCGTCGACAACGGCTTCCTGTTCATGTACATAACCCGTTTCAAAGAGAACTGGAAAATGGTCAAGACGATCAACATCCTTGACAATTTCATCCCGCTGTAACAATTCAGTTACTGGGATGCCCAGAACCTTAGCCATGGCTTCAGTTATGGCCACTTTATCACGTTGCGGCCACGCATTGCTACATCTATATTGTTCTTCAGACGTAGCACCCTTAAATTTCAACTTCGTAATAGCTAAAACTCTAGCGGACCATGTTCCAATAATAGGTGTTAACCTATCAGTTGACTCATAGCCCCACGCTTTATTCGCAGCTCCTTGTTCAGGGGTTACTGCTTTATTACCTGATGTGTGTAATTTTCCTATGGTACGCATCGGATCAGCGAATGAATCATATATTGTAGTGGGGTCAACAAAGTAACGTCCCAGGAACAATACAGGATCCTCACGCTTTCGGATATTAGACTTGTAAATCATACCCAAATCGGATGCGACACCAGCTATAAACGAGTGAAACTGGCCCTCATGGTTTGAATTAACACTGTCATCGCCAAAGATGGCTCCAATGTTACTCCAAGCATTTTCCTTATCCCTACCCATGTTACGTAACGCTGCATATATATTAAAAGCGTTATCTATAGTGCCAGCTTGTGTGGTAATTGAACTGCCACTACGCACAGTCATCCTCGGATTATAAGCAATTCCAGTTGTAGTTGTTGCTTTCTCTTTGTATATTTGCTTGTACAGTCTCTTAAATTCGCCACGGTGTTCCGGTGCGAAATAACGCATGTACATTGGTAGCAATAACAAATTAGAGTAATCCGGACTCTGTGATCCGTCTAAACATGTATAGTCACCCTCTTCAATGTCATTGTCACTCATACGTATAACCTCACTTAAGCGCTCAACTATTCTTCTAGGAGTCATACCTGGACAATACCAAGGTAATTTCTTAAGTTCACTGGCCATAACAAGTGAGAAACATGACGACTGGATAGTAATTTCAGGTGACATGGTGGATATGTTCCGCGGGGCCTTGGCGGAACTGTAAGTCTCAGTCTTAATAAACGATTTTATTTTATTTTCGACATTTAGAGACATCATCGGGGCAACTCGATCAAAGCGTCCCCGCTGTGCCTTCTTATCTTGAGACTCACGGACTTCCCCTGCTGACAAAGGTACTCCCACGCCGATCTTACTAGATGGTATTAGTAAGTCGACAAATTCTGTCGCATAACTCCTGTATTTTGGGGAGAACCGGACAAGGTTTTTAACCTTATCGATTCTGCCCTCAATACAAGCGCGGTCTGGATTATGCCCCTTCGCTGCAAATAGAGCTGGCTGTGAAACTAATGGGGTGGTAGTAGTCTGACCTGGAGACTTAGGATCTTCTGTAGAAAGACCCCCCCGTTTTGGTATTGCATGATACATAACTGGGAAATGTCCTGTTTTAATCACGTTTGGGCGTATAGTAACGTCTTCTCCAAAGCATGAAAATAAAATAGGAGCATCCTGAGCATAAGTAACATGTTTAGCTTCTTTTAGCATCCGCTCAACATCTGAAACAAATGGTGCACTATCCTTAAATCTTAACCGCACTTTGATGGCTTCATACAACTTACCAGGCAATTTAACCGAGTAGTTGGAGCCATCAACACCAATGGATAGAGAATCTGAAATGGGTTCCCAAAGCGTTAGTAACTTACCGTTTTTAACTTGTTTTCGGTGCAACAACAATAGTTGCCAGTCACTATATACTGCAATCCATAAAGGATCAGTAATTTTAGCCTTCGGTAATAACCATATAAGTCTATGCTGGTCGTCCCCTTTAATCTTACGCTGTTCAACGTCAAAAGTCAGGAGACTACCATCAAAGTCTACAGTAGTCAAAACATCACCTCGGTAATCCCATAATTTGTGTTTATACTCACCACCACCAGAAACATTATAATGTAACTCATCACCATTAAAACGGTAACAGAATTCATCATTGTTGTAATTAAGTGTTTCGGGTACTAGGGTATACATACAAATAGGCTTCCATAGGTTCAACCAACGAGTCATGTCTGCATAATAATCAACATCAGTAAAAACTAACGCTGTGTTATCAGTAATAGCATCATCTTTAAAAACAATTCCAAAATCCTTGCAGCAGTAAAAATAACGGTTACCATCCCCTTTGTCCTGTCTTGATGACGAGACAACGTAGGGAGTATAACCTGCTTTCTTCACTAATTCAACGAGGAAATGGTTAGATGCTGTACGTATTTCCGCAGAACGCGGATGTGAATGTATGCTGTGACATGGGAAAACGTCGATATTATCACCAGATGGAACAAAGATTGGTCTTAAATCTTTGGTACGAGTGATGCTCTTCTCCATTAGTGCCGAGTAATATTGGACATTCGGCGGGAAGTAACCACCAACAGTCATAACTCTATAGCGCCACAAAGCATAGGTGAATTTAGCTTTATTAACGAAGTGTCGCACCAAGATATTGCGATTCTCGTTTGTTGGAACAAACTCGAATCCACCATAATATCGGCGATACACTCTGATATAAAGTCTAGCCGTATACGTTGTTATTGCAACGGCTGACACTCCGATCGAAATAGCGATCAGGGCTTTCTTCATCTTCTTCTTACCCGGCTGTAAATTTACGGCGGCTGTAATAAAAAGAGGCTGTGTGCTAAGAGTAAATAACGTTTAGCGATTATCAGGATACA